GCCGGCGCCACTAATACTGTTGTACCTCTTTGTCTGGTACTCGCCAGGGGTAAAGGACCGACGAGTCGGGCACACCGCAGGGAATGCAACGCTCATAGCTCGCCCTCAATAACCCAGTTGCTGGCGACGTCCCAGCCGTCTGTCAAAAGGCTAACGCCGTCAGAATTTGTCGGGAAATAGGTCGCCTCAACTTCGATGTTGCCTTCTTCATCAAAACTCAGGGCTTGGGTTTTGTAAGTCTGTGCGTCGCTGACGCTATTGCGCAGGCAGAAAACCGAGTTCGGATGGTCTGTTTTGCCGCCAAAAACCCGCATCGTTACGCGCTGCAAGTCGGTGGTCGTCCCATCCCACAGCAGAACGTCGTAGTCACCGTCAGCAAGTTCCGGCCATGAGGTGACCGTGCCGTCTTCTGCGATTGCACCATTCGTGGGTTGGTTGTAGGTAACGGTCTCTAGCCCCAGCTTGAACACACTTCCAATGTCAAGCGTGGCTTCGGGTGGCGTGGTCTTGAATTTCACGGAATGGGTGACGTACCGGCGGCTGCGAAGCTCCCACTTGGCACGGTCGATCGCGTGGGTCTGGCTAGTGCAGTAGTCACTAAGGTCGATTTCTTCGAGTGGTGCGTCTGCTGCAACCGTTGGCTCACGGACCGTGATCTCACGGATGACGGGGAACAAACCACCACTGACTGTGTTTGACGACTCCTTCTCTTGGCGCCACTTCACCGAAACACGCACCGGCAGACGGTCTTGCAAATCGGCGTAGGCCATCTCAAAACTGCCGTCGATGATGTTGCCCGCCGTGTAAAGACCGCTAATCGTTTCTGGGCCATTGAATGTAGCAACTTGCTGCAGGGCGAATTTGCCGTTACGCACCACCAGATCGAGGAGGTAGTCATTGGCTACTTGAGCGCCCCAGCTGCGGATGTTGATCTTTTCCGAAACTGCGCCATCAAAGAAGTAACGGCGGGTATTGGTCCAGATCGCAGCCGCATCAAAACTATCCTTGTCAACCTGCGCTGCGTTCAAGATCGCGCCAGTTCCATAACGGTCGTTAGTCAACAGGTCATACAGCACTTCAGGAAACGCACTGGTCTGGTTGATGCCTTGGTTGACATAGACGCTGAACTGTTGCAACGAGCTGATTTCTGTGCTGCTGCGGATGTTCATGCCCACAATCGCCATGTCGTCGTATTGCGGAGCTGTTGGGTTGCTGGCAACAGTGTTGACGTAGACGACTTGGTGCTCCGGCTGATTGGCGCTGGTGCTGATCTCGTTGTAAATGAACGCTTCAGCGATACGCGCCCATTCGTCGGCGTAAAAACTGTTGTCGTCAAAAGCAGGTCCCAGATCTTCGCTGTTCGGGGTCGTCAGGCTCGTCAAATTGAAAGAGTTGGGGTTACGGCCAATTCCCGTGCCGCTGAACCGGATGCTGACGTCACCGCTGGTGACCGTGCGTATCGTATTGATGTGGGGGTCTAAAACCTCAAGGTCCCCCAAAGCAATACCTGTCCTTACTTCCCAGCTGCTGATGGGCGTTAGACGGACTTCCCAGCGACTTGCGGTCGGGAACTCAAAGCGCAAGTAGTTGTAAAGGGCAACGCCGGTCGCGCTACGAACCGCAAAAAGCTGCTCAATATCCGTAAACTCATCCTCCGTTCCAGCCACTCGATAGCTGACGCGGAAAAAGCTGTAACGGGTGTCTGGGCTGGTGTAAGACCCGCTTTGGAAAATAATTGCTTGGATGTTGTCGGCTGTTTGGCCGTTGTAGTCAAAGCAGGCTTCGTCGTCGCAGCGGGTGTAGCTGTGGGCATCGCGGAAATTAGCAAGCCCGCTTATTTGAAGCTGCACGCTACTGCGCAGGCCAACTTCGACAACCGCAGCTTCCCGGTCAGTCGAAAACACCGATTCCGCAAAACGGTAGATGTGGCTTCCACGAGTTGCGTTCTGACCGCCGTCACCCTCGATTGTGCCTTGCGAATAAACGTGCACCTGACCCGCACGCACCACCTCGAATGTGGCTGTGACTTGCTGGGCTCCGCTAATGCCGCTGTTGTCGGCTTCGGAAACAAACGCGGCCTCAGTGCGGTCAGTGCAAATAGCGATGGCACTACCGACTCGGTACAACTCGCCAATGCTTAGGTTTTCGTCCCAGTTCCTTTGGCGGCCTGCTACAGCTTGTGCTACATCCCCGCAGGTAGCTTCGCCATCTGCACCTTCAGGGTTTACTTCTGTAAAAACACGGTTTAGGTCGCTGCTTGGGTAAAGGGTGTAGGTAAACGTGTCGCCTACCTCGTAGAAGGTCAGTCCTTCAGTGCCGATAATTCCGCTGCGGCCAGAAAAAGTGACGTTCTGCTTTTGGCGCTCAGCCTGTGCTTGCCAGTCGTTTGGACAGCGGACCGTACCTGTATCGCTTGGCTGCAGAACAACCGCAGGTCTAAAAACGGGATTTACCTTGAACCCGAAGTTGTTGCCAATAAAGCTGTGGACGCCGAATGTCGTTTGGTTGGACGGTGTGCTGGCAAAACAAAAATCTGGGGCGTACTCGTCATTAGTGCTTCGAACCGCGAAAACGTCTTGGCCACCAGCGTTTTCAGCGTTGCCGATGTCGTTGGCAGGTATCTGCCCGGCAATGTGATCTTGGCTTGTTAGACGACCCCCATCAGGGCTGTAGTAAATCGAAATTCGGCCATGGTCCGAAATTGAAAGGTCGTAGTTGCTGATCAGGTTGTTGCCAATAGCAAACTGCGCGGCATCGAGGTTTGGAACGGTCCCTTCACTGACAAGAAAAATGCTGCGCAGGAGCTGGCCACCGCCGACGCTGTAGATCTGGCTCCACAGCAAATTGGTGTTGACACGCACGCCGCCGTAGCTAACACCGTCAATGACCTGACGGTTGGCGTAGACCAAAGGGATAACGCTGCCTAGTTCGACAACGTTCTGCACAGAGTCAAAACCTGCTTTGGGGGTATAGCGAGCACCGTTGACGATGTTCTGCCCCTGGACCGTATTGTTGGAAACCTGGGCTTGCCGCGGGGCCCTTGGTCGCGGAGCGAGGAGTGTTGCTAAATAGGTCAGCGCCACTCCAATCGCCAACTTAATCAAGAATGGGACGACCAAAAAAGCCGTCGGCTCTCCTGGTTTGATCTTGCTACAACGATTCACCTCACGGACGAATTGCCGATACTCACTCTCATTCAGTCCGGTGATCGCCATGATCTCCCGGTCCTGAGGCAGCAGGACGATGCGATCGAAGTCCTTAGGTGAAAACGTCATCGCAAGGAAATATCGCCAGTAGTGGGCAGGGAACCGACTAACGCTTGCGTTAGTGATCGCCTAGGAGCATTCTGACGGACTGCATCCAAAGGACTGCCAAGCCGCACTGATAGCCGTTGGGTGTCGTGCTCTAACCCGATCACCGCATAGGTCTCTTCGCTGTAGATGCTGGTTTCGATCAGCGTGTCAGGGTCGAGCCAGACCGTACGCAGCTCTATCAACCACCGATCAGTGGCCGCCTGATTAAAGATTGTCAGTGCAAGTTCGCTTAGGGCGAAAACGAGATTGGCGCTGATGTTGGCCGCCTGCAAGTCAAGCGTTGCACCACTAAACCCAAACGCGCCAAAGACGTAGCTTTCGCTGTTGAACGTGCGGGTCTCGCCTTGGAAGAAGTTCTGGAACAGGTAGCCCGTGCTGCTCCCATTAGGGTTGAGCAGCTTGATGTAGGTCCCAATCGCAACGGTCATCAGCCCAGACCCAAGGAAGCCCTAGTAGTAGGGCGGTTGCGCATGTCCGAAAAGACCTGAGCCCTTGCCTTATTCGCGCTCAAATTCGCAACCTCTTGCACTTGGTCAATGGTCGCGTACTCCACGTTATTGATCACCTGTGTTTGAACAGTGGTCGAACCGCCCGCTCCAGTCAACATGGTCTGGCGCTCGCGCTCAAACATCCGCTCGCGGGTGTAGCTAGTTGCTACGGCCAACGCTTCGCTGTTCTCGCTGAAGGCTTGATCCGTTTCACCCCTGCTGTTTAGGGCTTGGCGCGTGGCGTCAAAAATGTCGTTCGGTACAACCAGACCCTGTTGACCAGGGATAAACAGCTCTGGCCCTCTTTCGCCAACCAAGCTGGCTTGACCTACTGGTGGGTAGCCACCGTCCGCAAATGCCATGCCTGCCGGCATTTGATCGACCGGAACGTTAGTTGTTGTCGTTCCGCTCAAATCCATTCTGCTACCGCCAAGGCCGCCAGCAAAGATGCCCAAGAGTTGCATCTTCAACCACTCTTGAATCATCTTCATCGCCATATCGAGGAAGGCATCGGCGATACCCCTGAAGGCGTCAGACAATGCCTGCTCTGCAGACTTCGAGCCGTCAATAAGACTCCTGAATGCACCAGTTAGCTGTCCAGAGATACTGCTAGCGAGACCTTCATATTCCTGCTTTAGCTTGTCTGCTGCTTCTGCCTGCTTCCTCAAGGCATCAGCCTGTGCAACGTAAGCGGCAGCATCCTCCTGACTCAAAGTGCCCTGACTTGATTTCCGGAGATCAGCAATACGCTTTTCAATTAGATACTCATCTTCTTTACCTGCCAGCTTGGCTTGTAGATGCGCAATCTCTTCAGTGATGTCTGAAACTGAATCTTTACGGAGTTTGGCAAGCTCTTCCTCGTGCTCTACCACTGCCTCGTCGATTTCAGCATTGCGCTGACGTAAGGCAGCCTGTTCAAGCTGCGCTCTCAGGCTCTGGTCCTCAAACTTGCTGATGTCGAGCAGCGTATCTTGATACTTCTGACTGATGCCAAGAATCTCCTTATCGAGCTCGCTCTTTGTCTCGGTCAGGGCAGTTGATTGCTGCAGCTGACGCAATAGCTCTGCACCGTTATCCAGCTGCTTTGCTGCGGAGCTGCTGCTGCTGCTGTCAGAGTCAGGGGTTGGCAATTCAGGGCCAGGGGTCGTGCCCTGAAGTAATTGCGCCTCTGTCTGGAATTGGCTGGGGTCAAGCTGTTGCAAACGTTGCTGAGCGACGGCCCTGCGGCCCTCAAGAATGTTCTCCCTGGTCCTTGTCAGCCCACCAGCCTGGCCAAACAGATAACGGGCAAAATCAGGAATCAAGGTCTGAGCAGTGCGTCCAAGCACGCTCCTGCCCCGCTCTAGCTCCTCATCGGCTGCCCTAATAGTCTCTTGCGCCTGCCTGCGCACTTCCTGGACTGATTCCCTAGAAGCACCTGCGAAGACTTGGGTCGAGCCACCTGCTAACTCCCGTTGCAGACGACCCCGCTCGGCACTCTCTGCACCGCGCTGGCCAAAGCCATTGACGATGTAGTCGACACCGACCGTGACAATGCCGATCGCAGCAAGATTGCGCAATGCGGTCGCCATTGCCTTGATCAGCGGCGTGGCCCTGCCTGCAGCCACACCCGTCAGGGTCATATTGCGAGCGGTGCCCGTCAGCATCGTGGCGATGGCTGCTTTGAAGCCCAACATCGCCTTGATGGCTTTATTGACCAGTAACAACTTGGCCGCAAGAACTGCCGCATTACCTGCAGCTGTAAGCAGCTGGGGGTCAAGCTCAGACAACACCCTGAAGGTGTCAGTCATCCCCTTGACCAACTCCGTGACAATCGGCAGGACGCCCTTACCGACAACCTCCTGAAAGTCCCTGAAGGTCTCGTTCAGGGTGTCCATCTGCCCTGCAAAGCCCTTGGCGGCTTCAGTGCTGGCTCCCTTGTATTGACCCTCAACAATCCTCAGCAGATACTCCTGGGCCTCGAGCTGCCGATTGCTCTCGACCAATGATTTCACTACCGCCTTCTGCGCTGCAGTGAAGGTGGTGCCACTTCGGCTCAGGGCGCTCATCCCCTCCACCGGATTCTCTAAGGCCTTGGAGAGCTGCAGCAAGCTCTCCCTGACTCCGGTCCTGGTGACCGTCGCCATGTCCGCCGCGGCCTGGGAAACGCGCTCATAGGACGACACACCGATATTTCGGAATGAGGTCAGCAGTGCAAAACCCTGCGTGAAGTCTTCCTGATTGAACAGCGTCTGCTCGCCCAGTCTTGAGGCGATCCTTTGCAGCCGCTCTAGTTGCCCAGCTTGTGCTCCAACATTCCGCAAACCATTGGCAAGAATTTCAACATCACGCTCCCGATCGGCCATTACCGACAGGCTGCGGTTGAAGAAGTTGATTGCGCCATAGGCGGCAACAATCGGGGCAACGGTTGAACGGAACGCAATACCGAACCGCTGAACGTTGCCCGTTGCGGTAGCTGCTGCACGCCCTGTTTGCCTTATCCCATTCGCTGCTGCAGGCAGTGTGCCCTGCAGCCTTGTGGCCTCACCTTGGAGGCGCTTCATATTGGTCTGCAGCTTCTCTAGCTCGCGCTCCCCTCTAGTCCTGACGACAATATCGATGGTGGACTGGGACACGAATACCGCTCGCGTTGCCCCAGTTTATCTCCGCCGTTTTGCCTTATCGATACTTGCCTGCTCTTCCTGCCGCCTCAACTGATAAAACGTTGACCACAACCAAAGTTCTTCTGGGGTCATCCGCTCCCGCAGTTCCACCAGAGTCATCCCTAGCTTCTCTGCCACCAACAACTCAAGAACTAACTGGCCGTCTTTCTTGAGCTGCGTGACGAGGGTTTTGGGTCCAAATCCTCGTCGTCGTCAGCAGCCTCCACAGAGCCAAGCAACTCAAGCATCAGAGCCTCAACCACGCTCGAAGGCAGCGCATTCCTTAGCTCGGCGATATCGCCAGGAGCGAACAGCGGCTGACCGTTCTCATCCTTGGCTTTCGCAATAAGCAACTGCAAAGCAAAATCAGTCGCGTCGTCTGACTTGGCTTGCTTTTGGGCTTTGCCTCGTTCTGCAAGGGTCAGAGGAGTCATCCAATACTCGAACTCTGAACCGTTAGGCAGTTCGATAGCCCTTCGCTGCGGCTTCATGCTCACAGCAGCCTTCAACTGGTCTAGCGCCCTCATTTTCAATTTGTGTGGGTGAGATAACTATAGGCACAAGAAAGGGGCCCCACACGGCCCCCCTCCCGGTCTCCCGCTGCAGAGACAAAATCAGCCTAATCAGCCGACGGCGTTGCCGAAGATGCTGGTTGGGTTGATCACCGTGAAAGCCAGTTCAGCACTCGTAGGATCGTCGGGGTTGACGGTCACGCTCATGCTGTTGATGCTGACTTCAGACTCGATGTAGAGGCTGTTTGTGTCATCAACGCCGCCAGCACCGTCAGAAACGGTGTTGACGTACAGCTTCACAGATGCACCTTGCTGGGAGCGCAGCAACACGTTGCCCATCAGACGATTGGCCAGGCTGGCCTGGTCGTCTGTGAAATACACGGTCATGGTGCCGGTGCCAGAGGCATAGCCAGCCTGGATCGTGCGGAAGGCTGCATACTTGCTGCCGATGTTGGCAGTTGAGCAAGGCAGAGTGGTCACGTCCAGTTCTTCGCGGGTGATTTCCACGGAGAACTCGCTCACCTGACAGACAACCGCATACTCAGCCATGTCCACAGCAATGTGGTTGGCAGCGCCAGGGGTGTCAGCACTACCAGTACCGCCGTCACCGTTCAGGGTGATTGCAGTGCCGCCAGAGGTGGCAGACACGTCAATGCTGGTAGCGGTGCGGGCCACGACGTAATAGGTCGTGCCAGCGGTCAGGGCGCTGTCGATGTTCGCAGTGCCTTCTTCAGAGAAGACAATGGCGTCGCCAACGCGGTAGTCGTTGGAACTGGGAA